TGGGGTGTTTTGGGACCCCCCTTTCCCCTCTCCGGCTTTGTAAGCACACCAGGACACAAAAGAGTGGCACCAAGGAGCCATATTTGCTCCGGTATACTTCCCATATTTCGTATTGTTCCCAGCTCCTTCTTTATAACCAAGCTGGGAAATCGCAATATCTACAATATCCTTTGCCATCGTCTCACCTACTTTTTAGGCAGCTTTAACTTTGTTCCTGGATATATCCAGTGCCCGTTGCTGCTGCTCTTTTTTTCGTGTTTCTTTGCTGTTTTCTCAATCAAAGATTTGTTAAGCTTGTAAATCTCCTTCCAGCGGCTGGCCTTTCCAAGATTCTTTTTTGAAATCTTCCAGAGACAGTCACCTTTTTTTACGGTGTATGTTTTAGAAGCTGTTTTCTTTTTCTTAGAAGATTTCTTCTTTTTTGTTTTCGCTTTCTTTTTAGAACTCTTCTTTTTCGGCTTTTTAACGATCAGCTTTTTCGTGCCATAGTCCTTCCATTGTTTTAGGTTTACAGACACTTTCATATCAAAGCCTTCGTCTGCATCGTCGCTTATTTTATACTCTTCCAAAGTGACACGCATGGACGTGTCAAAAATCGTTTTATTCTGCGGCGTAGACCTCAAGATTTTGAATGTAAATGGCTTGCGATCCAGTTTCATCCTTTCAAATGCGTCAAGAAAATATTTCGCATTTTGGAACTGCCCGTTTACATACCGTGCAAACGGATATTTCGTAAGATTCGGAAACTGGCATTCATAATCAATCGTGGTCAACCCCGGGTCTTTCAGGATGTTTACTTCTCCACCGGTGATCAGATCCACGGTCTCATTTTTGTTATTGATCGTCATATTTACTTTTGACGGGGTAACGGGGAGTAAATAACTCCCCATCCATACCTGATACATTAATATACCCCCTCTGCACTGGCATACATTTCTTCTTCTACCTTACTTCTAAGCATAGAAGAAATACCGTCAAGATCTAAGCTGCTGTTTACTGTGTTATTGTTTGTCATGTCGATATTTATGATCGGGGAAGTGATCTGATTGATCGCCTCCTGCTCTGCAATATCCCGCAAGTAGGAAAGATCCTCCTGAGTTGCAGATACACTGTTTGCTGTCTTGGCTGTGTTTGCCGCTGTTTTCCCAGTGTTTGCTGCTGTTGCCGCGCTGGCTGGGTCTTTTACACCTGCCATCTTCCCATAATCTGGTATCTTAGGACTTTTAACTTTTGGTGTTTTTACCTTCTTGGATTTCCCTAAGTTTTTGCCCCAATCACGTCCAGCCTTATAGGCATCACTATAATCAAACCTTTTGTTGATCGTATACTTACTTGGATCTACACGTTTTACATACTCTTTTTGCTCTGGAATCTTGTTCTGTGCCCATTTATTTACCTTGTTCTGGAATCCATCTATAGAACCAGACAAATCCTGTCCCGTAATCTTGTCGATCAGACCAGCGGCCCCAGATACAATGTCTAGGATGCAGTTGAACAAATTTAAAAATAAATGTTCGATTGCCGCCACAGGATCATTAAAGACATTCGCAAAAAAGTTCGCAAAAGCTGCTATAAAGTTCCACAGCGTCACAAACCATGTGATCACAGCGTTTACGACCCCTATCACTGTATTTCCAATAAAAGCCCCGGCAGTAGCAAACACACCAACTAAGATACCCGTGGCAGAATAGGACGTCCCGGCAAATTTATTCACCGCTGCTACTGCGGCATAAAAAATAGCAATCAGTGCGACGATTGCTATAATGATCCATGTGATCGGACAGGCTAATAAGGCAGTATTCAAACCCCACTGTGCTGCGGTCTGTGCCATTGTCTGCCTAGTGAGAAGGGAATAGATCGGAACCGCAGCTATCATGGCCCCGTTTTTGATAGCCATAATACCGGCGTGTATCTTTTCTGCATTATTAATCAGGAATAGTCTTCCATAATAAAGCATCAGTGCCCCTGCAATTCCATACACAATAGGACCTATAATAGACCAGTTATCACTCATAAATGCTCCGATTGTTACAATTGCCCCCAACGCTACAGCGGCAACGGAACCAATTGTGTTTATTGCTCCAACCGCTCCATTTACAAAACTATCAAACTTTTTGCTGTTTGCTATCTTATTTATTTGATTTAATACCGGCTGAAATGCCATAAGGGCCTGATTTTTTACACTCGCCATAACCTGGCTAAATGTTTTCGGCATCTGCTCAAATTTCCTGTTCGTTTCATCCGCGGATGCAAACAACGCATTCTTAATCACATCCGATGTTAATAGGCCTTCACTGCTCATCTCCCGCAATTCTGCCGTGGATTTTCCAAGATATTGTGCGATTGATTGCGCTAACATTGGGGCATTTTCCATAATAGAACGAAACTCATCGCCTTGCAGCCTTCCTGAAGCCATAGCCTGGGTAAGTTGGTACATTGCCGCACTTTGTTCTTGTGCAGAAGCACCTCCTATGACAAACTGTTTATTCATCTGTTCCGCAAACAAAACGGCCTCTTCATTGCTTTTAAATGCTCCCTTTGCTAATGTTCCAAGTTTTGATACAATATCTGCCGTATCTTGATAACTACCTCTCGAACGTTGTGCTGATTGGTAGATCATGTTTTGTAACTGTTCTGTCGTTTGCAATCCATCATTCATCAGATCAAGCCTGGCGCGGCTGGATGCCATGGTATCGGACAATCCGATCACCTGTTTTGCTCCAAATGCCGCCCCAAGCGTTGTAGCCATTGTTTTTGCTTTTCCAAGCAAAAAAGAAACGGCACTGGAACCGTCATTTACAGATTTGTTGTAATTGTTCTGATAGTTTGTATTGTTTTGAGTGTGCTGTCCAACTCCACGAAGTTCTTGTTGCATCCTTTGCGTTGCGCTGGAAGCTTGATTCATTTCCTGTTCGGTACGGTTCGCGGACTGGGCAGCCCTTTCTATTGCCGTCGCCCCTGAATCTATTGAGGATGTATTTACCATTCCTTCTGATGCCATTCTCATATTTCGAAATTGACTGATCGTCCTGTTTATAGCCGAAACATCCCTTTGGAGTGCTTGGGCTATACCGCTATGTAGGCGAATATAAGATTGTATTGTTCCCACTTGTTCAATCCTCTCCATGCATTACTTTTTCCTTGCCTTTTTCGCAGCTTTTTCTTCTTCTGCAACCTTAATATCTATTGCCGCTATAATGAATCCCTTTTCATAGCGGTCTAAAGACAGAAATTGAGACGGCAACATGCGAAATTTATGGAGGCAATAGTAAGCATAGTTTGCGTCACTATCGCCTCCACTTATTAGTTTTTTGCTTCTTCTACAAGATCGTCCATAGAGAAATCAAATCCATTGATCTCCTGGACTGCATCCAAATAGTCCGTAAATTCTCCAGGAAGAAGCATTTTATTTAAAAGGTCTTCCGCTCCCATTACTCCATAGGAATCTTGCAATTCCTTATCGTTCAAGTCTGGGAATGATGTACATGCTATTGCCAGTCTCGCAAGATATGTATTTGTATCTAGTTCTGGCGTATACATACCTTTTCGACCTTTTACCGGGATTCTTTTTGTGCATTCTTTACGGAGTATATCGTCATCATGTTTTGTGATCGAATGGATTTCCCATTTCATGGGTTCTCCATTCTTGTTTTTAAATCTTTCGCTTACTACGATCTTTTTATTTTCTACCTTAATGGCATTCTGTGCCATAAAAGCTTCTAAATTACTCATATATTCCTCCTATAACATTCCGTTCAATAAGTTAAATTCTTCTGGCATTTCAAAATCTTCAAATGTGAAGTCTACATCTTCGTCAAGCGGATCATCGCTGGATGCATCAAATTTTGCCAAAATTCCGCCGTCTATATTGCACCCTTTAAGAATCACAGTCTGTCTTTTTGCGTCACTCGTAGGGTCCTCATTCTCTACCTGAATATCAAAATAAACGTCCTGACCTGTATTCTTAAAGTCCAGCATCATACGCCGATAGATACTCGTATTATAATGCATCGTGGCAGAACCGGTCCCTTTCCATCCAGTAGACTTATTTCCAACTCCGGTCTGTCCTAAAATCGGGACTTCCGTTTTATTCTTTTCAAATTTTGCCTCCATGTTGATCATATTGAAAGCATTGTACCGGTTGCTGCCGATCGTAATATAACATTTTGCCAACTTGGCACTGATGGAATCTTTCGCCTGCATCGTAATGTTATTCATAGTAGTCGTACCTCCTTCCTACTGTACTGTAACAGTCGTGTATAACTGTTCCATGCAGTTCACGGGCTTAAGCAGTTTTGTGGCGATCACCGTCTTTTTTCCTGCGCCTCTCTCGACCGTGATGTTTGCACTGTCAAAGTCCTCGATCGCTCCAAGCGTTGCGAACTCATTTGCGAGAGACACCAAATCATTCCAAAAGCTTATACGCCCCGACTGATCATTTAGGACTTTTCCAAGATATTTGTTGTTGAACAGCAACGCCGTTTCAATGGCATCCTGATCCAGAACCCTGATAGTCTGGTTGCTCTGGAAGTCCTCATTCTTGTCTTCCTTGAACGATACAAATGTATTAATGTCAGTCAATACTCGGACCTCATCATCCACATTATGGAACATGAACTTTCCGGCTTTGATCGCCTGTTCAAGTTCTTTCTGTGTCTCCTTTGTAATCACTTGGAGTTCTCCGTCATATGTCCTGTTTGTGTTAGATGAATTAATATCACACCCTCCAATCGCTCCGGCCGTATAATACACGATTGCATTGCTACCAAGATCTGTGATCTGCTGCGTCGGATTTCCGTCTCCGTCATTTGTAATAGAAACAGCTTTTCCGTCCACTGTCTCTACATCATTCCACGTAGAAACAACACCTTCAAAATCGGCATTTTCCATCTTGTGGATTACGGTCTGGAACTTTAGGCCGACCTCGTTTCGCATGCGCTTTGTAAAAGCCAAGTACAATTTCTGAACTGTGGGATCAGTAGACGTGCAACACAGCGCATTAAATGAATAGGATTCAATCGCATTTAAAAAATCCTGTTCCTCTTCTCCTGTGATCGCATCACCGTTCGTTCCTCCTGTCAGAGCCTTTGCCGCTACAGCCTCTAATGTCTCTATCTTCTTGAATGAAACATAGGCATTTTCCTTTAGTTCATCCGCCTTTGCAACGGTCTGTGTATCCATGGTCGTTCCGTCCATTATGGTCACAACATCGAACTTTTTTGGATCATCCACATTTGCACTCACAGAAATCTTAATATCATTTCCTCTTCCACCCGGATAGAGAGCTTCTGCAAGGTCATTCGCCGCTTTTACCCCGTTTTTCACCGGTCGATAGCAGTAGATTAGCCGTGAGTTTCTAAAAATCTCCCGGAACGCTGCCAGCTTCGGACTATCACTTTTATATCCAAGCAACTGCATAGCTTCATCATCGAAGCTCTCAGCCGAAACTTTAAACACCTTATTTTCCTGCCCCCAATCTAGCGTGATTGGCAGTGCTACAATTCCCCTATGGCTCAATCCTGCACTCACATTCTTTGCAGAGACTACATTGTAGTAACTTCCGGGCAATACATTGTTCATGGTTTTAAAATTTCCACCACCTAACATCAGTTCACCTTTCCTTTCTTAAATCCGGCAATGATCTTTTCGACCTCTGCCGCTGTATATGTCTGGTCCGGATCCAGAACTGCTTGTAACAAGTCTCTGTGTTTCAGGAACTTTGTACTGTTACAAAGTTGCAGTTTCCCGTACCGGATGCCGTCTTTTACTTCTCTTTTACTCTCCTGTTTTTTGGCCACTCTTTATACCTCCCATAATCTCTACTTCTTCCATGTTCGGCCCTTCGTCCACCTGCTGCCGCACCGGAAAATCATAGTTGACAAGGAAATGTCCCAGATCGTCTTCGATCTTTGATTCCATCTTGCTGCCAATAACCGGGCCATCTGGAAGTTGAATAAATTCCAACAAAAAAGGAAGTTCACCGAGAACCTTATAGATTTCTCTTGTGTATTCCTTTTTTTTTGGAAAATATACGATTTCAAACGGCCTGGTCTGGTCATACCGGTTTGCCAACCGCTTTCTAGTCCCGACTTCCATGGACTGGATAAAGAAGCACGGCTCTTTCATGTTCTGCTTTACTTCCTGTGCATAGATATCTACATCAGGATAATTTTGATCCAGTACATTTGCTATACCGGATATAATTTTGTCAACCAAATAGATCACCTATCTCTCTTTCTATTCTCCGCTGCACAATCTTATCTGCTTCTTTCTGTACTTCTTGCTCACTGATCCGCAACATATACTTGCCCGGCACATAAGACTTTACCAGACGTTTCCCGATTGCCGGAACAAAACGCCCTGGTTCCTGCCGATGCCCGTTTTCCACATAGGAGGCATACTCCATAGAATTTATAATTTCCGCAACATACTCTCCACCGATCTTCTGAACTCCCTCGATCCTCCACGAGTCCCGGAGCCGCCCGGAATCCACCGGTGTCCGAAGTTTTACCTTTCGGAGCAGTCGCATGGCGATTTCCTCGGCACATTCTATACAGATCCGGTCCACATCCTGCTTTGTGAACCGGTCGATCCTCTTTGCCAGCTCTTCCAACTGGCTTACATCCACATCTACGGCCATTATGCATACTCCTTCCACAGTTCCAACAAAATCTCCTGATGTGAAGAATAGACCGCTGGTTTACCGCTCCTTGAATAACTCACTGTCATTCCATGCTGCGTCACCTCGATCCGGCTTCCAGGCGGCACCAGGACCTCCGGGGCAAGTAACAATTTAATCTCCTGCTTTACATCCGTAGACGTTCCGGTGCCTTCTGCCGTCACGGCCCCTGAAAAAGACAGGTGACACGGTACATCTCCTAGCAAGGTCACTTCCTTATGCTCTGTAATCTTCGTTTCCGGGTCTTTCACATCCTGTAAGCTATAAATTGTACAGGTTCCGTCATAAGTCTGTTCTATGACGGTCCTGTGCATCTTCTGCGCCTGTTTAATCGCTTCTGCAATCATCTTACCACCTCAGTTTACGGTATCGGTTCAGCTGCCGCTTATAATTCTTTAAAATCCCATCTTGTAAGTAATTCGTTGCATTATCGAAGCTCGTGGAAGTATCTCCTTCAGATATGGAGGTAACCGCCACCGGAGCTGTACCGCCCGGGCGATCATAACGGTATAAATCCATTGCCATGCGGTAGGCCGTATTTGTAAGCCCTTCTGGCAGCGCATCAATATTGCAGTAATTTAATATTGTCTCTTTCGTTTCCTCCAAGATAAATTCAAGGATTTTATCTTTCTCATTCCCGGAGATCCCGAGCAATATTTTTAGTTTTTCTACCTCCATAGGCGTGCTCCTATAACTTGTGTTTAAACTCGACAACCCGGATCTGTTTTGGTTCATAAACTGGGTTCCAGTTTGCTGGATCGCTCATTTCCGCTCTGGATGGCCCTTCCATCTTTGCTACGTTTGCATTTGTCCATGCAACACCACGCGGATGCAGGATCATAGTCTTACGATTGATCAAATAATCTACACCAGAACCTTTTCGCTTAGCACGGTCTGTTTCTGTCGGAACAAATCCAGCCGGAGAACCATTACCAAGAGCAACTGCCCCAGTCCCAAACAGATAAGTAGAGAACACCTGAGACGCACCAGAGCCTTTAACGGGGCATCCATCATCAACAATAACACGCTTGCCCTGGTAAAGCCCAAATGCTACATCATTTGACGGCTGTACCGTCTCGATTAAGTTCTGTTTCTTTAGTTCCGCTTCTGTGGCGCTGTGCATACATACCGCGGTCAATGCTGTCTTATTGTCCCCAAGCTTCTGCTCTGCGTCGATAAATGCGGCACCTGACCACTTTCCTGCATTTCCGGAAGAACCTGAAATATCCAGGATATTCGATGCCAGTCGTGTTTCTGCTGTTCCGCTGTCTCCCTGCGCTGGTATTGTTCCAAAAATACCATTTAATAAAGCCACAAGCTCTTTCTGCATATCTCTTGCCCAGAATCCGGCAACTAGAGAAGCAATAGCCTCCATCGGGTCTTTCCCAGCCAATGCCGCAGATAAATCTGTTGCAGCCCAGATATTGTATCGTCTGATGATAGCTGCAACGTCCTTGTTTGATTTAATCTTGTCTTCCTGTCCGTCTTCTCCCTCAACGATTTGTTTAGATTCTCCTGTGAGGTCCTCGAAGAACGGCATGTTGACAGTCGGTGCCGCCTGGCTTGCCAAGTTGTCGAACTCTTCGTCGTTTACTACGATTCCGCTCTGTACTAACGCGGACTTTTCCATGGTTTTGTTGATCACATACGGATTAAATAACTCCGGTACAATTACGTCTGTTAATGTTGTTCCTGCCATAAATGTTTACTTCCTTTCTTTACTGTTTGATCCCTGCCGCAGCCATTAACTCCTTGGCCTGCGCCGGGTTGTTTTTGTAGATTTCTCCCTGCTTTGTGAGATTGAATGTCTCTTTTGCCCAAGGATTATCCCCTTTAGGATCTCCGCCGCCAGCTGGATGATATCCGCCTCCCGGCTCTGTTGGCTTAAATACGTGTGCCATCGTTTCCCGGTATGACTTTGTTACTTCTTCAACGCCAATCGGTTTCCCGGATTCATCAAAATTGAATTTATCCAGGCCCCCATGTTTGTAGATTACATACCCGGGATCAAGGCATCCTGCATCTTCAAGCGCACGTTCTAAAGCTGTTGTCTTTTTAATAGATTCATTTTCTTTTTTCAGGTTTCCGACCTCTGTCTCGTATTCCTTTATCTTGCTTTGGAGATCCTCATTACCCTCGTTCTGCTTTTTGAGATCTCTGATCGTGTCGTTAGCTGTTTTGAGTTCCGTAGCCTTACTGTTGTAGTCTTCCTTAGGCACTGCATGTTTTGGAAACTCTGCATTGACCAGCTTCATGACCGCATCAATATCAATTTTCCCTTCTTCATTCACTTTTGCCTGTTCTAAAATCTTTTTTAACCATTCCATTTCCTAAATACCTCCATAGATTGTTTATTCCGGCTCTCCCGGTGTGGGATTTGTCGTTGTTCTTTATTCTCTGCAACCAGTAAAAAAGAGTAGAAAAATAGCACCCTGTTAAGGATGCTTACACTATTTAACGGATAGTTCCAAGATGTTGGATCACTTTTCCTTTCTTTTGATTCCGTCACAGATCATGCTGACCATTTCCAAATATCCAAAAGGTACGAAAATCTTTTTGTCTTCTTCGCTTGGATCTCCTTCAAGAAAAGTCAAAATGTCTGCATGGATTTTTAACCATTCTTCGTCTGTATTGTCTTTGTTTTTTATTCTTCTTACAATGTCTTCTGCGTTCATAAGTCCTCCTTAGTTCCGCAAGTCTTCAATTAATTCTGTCAACCGCCGATATTCATCAACCGTTCCTCCTTTCATCATTATATCAAAGATCTTCTGCTCTAACCATGATAATCGCTCAGGTACCGGTGTTTCGATCAATTCCACTGCAAACTCATAGTCATTTCCACTGATCTTTGCAATTTGATTGATCTCCCGCAGGTACATAACCAGCTCATCATATTGTGATTCAATGATTTCAATATTTTCCCTGTCACTAATCTCCTGCGTAAGAAGCTGCACGGAAGATTCTTCTATTTTATAATTATCTATATAATCTTTCGGTGTATAATAACTGATAGAATGTGCGTGGATCTGTTCATGAAGCAATATATGAGGACAAGTTTCACTCGGGGTTGATATATCACAGTTCCACAGTTTCCCATATACGCTGTCCGGTGGATTAATGACGATATTGCCACTCCATTTACTTTTATTGTTTATATGCTTCTCTGCCAGTTTATCCATTTTCTTTGAGATATCTCTTATTTCCTTGTCTGAATACTTCTTAAATGATTCAGCATTATTCACATCTTTTATTTGTATATTTGGAACATTTTTCTTTTGTTCTTTCCCGACATATTTCTTTTCCCACTGCTGATAGGTCATATCCGCCGGGACGTAGTAGGTTTTCCCATCCTTCCCTCTTGCCGCCCGTTCCCCCGTTATGTCTCCATCGATGTCAGGAATTGTTGTGGTCCTGCATCTTGGGTGGAACGGTGGCGCTGTTACTCCCACTTGGTAATCTTTCATATCAAATTTTTTCCGGTCCATATTCCGGCAAATTTCTGACGTTCTTGAATCCAGCGTTGCCAGAATCTCGTATCTATTTAGGCCAAGTTCTTGATAACTATCCTGCGTGGCCTTGGAAGAAAGAGCCGCCGTCTCTGTAAGAACCAAATTTTCAGCTTGGCTCCTGCTGACATCCATTTTTTTCGCAACGGCTTTGATTGTTTTCTGCGGTGCATCGCCCTTAATAATCGCTGTTGTAAGTTCTGAATGTAGCGTATTCACCAGCTTTGACCGGTTCTCCCAAATACGACCGCTGAACTCTTTTCCATCACTGGCCCATGGCTTATGGATGACCAGATCTACCATTTTCTTGTCCAATCGTGCAAAGTTAGTACCTACACCTGTGCCTTTCGCCACTTCAAAAGCCGTATGGTAAAAGTTTTCTGTATAAAGTCTGTTCAGGTATTCGCTGGTCTGATCATGATAGTTGCCGAATAGTTGCTCACAATGCTGCTGCATCTGCATATTTAGCGCATCCAGCCGTGTGATGTGGACCTTTGCAGATGCATTTTCCAGCTGTTTTGTCCATCGACCATCTATATTGTTCTTTGCTTTCTCCATGTACTGGTCAACATTCCAGCGAAATTCCTTCAATTCCTTTGAATTTAATAGCTTTCGGGCATCCACATATGAAATTTCATTATTTTTTGAAAATCGCAAATACCATTTTGAGAGATCCTTTTCAATTGCATCCATTGCAATCTGATATTGTTTTTCAATTTTATGATAGAACGATCTCCCACGTTGGTGATTAAATCGCTCTAAGTCTTCAAAGCGTTTTTTCCAATATTCCTTGTTATTCTTCGACATCGGTCTGATCACCAACTTTCAGAAACGCATCTCCATATGTCTCCGCATTTTGGGATTCATGCCTTTCCTCTTCTTCTATACGATCCATTTCATCGTCGGGGTCCTCCACCCATGGATGATTCTTAACAATGGTCCTCTTGGAAACAACGCCCACGCTCTTTTGGGCAATGTCCGCAAGCTCCGAATCGTTTGTGACAGATGTACGGGTCCAAGTCTGCTCTATCTTCTCTGCGTCCATGTGATAAAACCGCAGGATTGCCCGAATGAGACGGTTAAATGAGATCATGAACTCCGTTTGCATCATCCCCGTTTTAAGTTCTAGCAGCGAATACAGATATCCAAGTGCCACGCCGGAACTGTTTCCAAAGTTCTGAGGGTCGGGGTCAATCGCCATGCCCTGCTCAAAAATGGATTTCCGGGTGATATTTAACATCTTTTCCCGGGCCTCTGTGGGGATCTCGATTGCCAAGGTCGAGAGACCGGATTTATCTCCTTCCCCGTTATTATCCACTTGGACCAGCTTTGCCCGTTTAATCTCTTGGATAATATCGTCTGGGTTCCCTGCCTCACCGCCGTAGTTGGTAAGTACAAAGATGATCTCTTGAATGTCCTCCAGGTCATTAACAAAGCCGCTGAACACTTTGTCATAGCTGTCTATAAGTTCTTTGATATCCTTCAGATCCGGCTGCATTTCATCATTGTTATTGAAAAAAATAAATGGGACTTCTCCCATTCCATGCTGAAACGTATTTGTTTCCTGTCCGTACCCTGGACCCGGATCAAGTACTGTATAAATACAGTATCTTTCTAATGCTTCAAGATCCATGTCGCATCGCCGCCGGAAGGTCTGGCACTCTGTATCTGTCCAGTATTCATACACCATGTACTCATCACCGGCTTCGTCCATGTCGTTATACACACGGAGCAGGGCCAGCAGTTCTTTTTCTAGTCCTTTTGTCCATACCGGGATAATCTGTGTTGAATTTATGACCTCGTACTTAAAAGTGCCATCTTCACCGCGCCAGTAATGCAGCCATCCGACGGAAGTGTTTGCAGCCTGCACACAGAGAGCTTTGCATTTCTTTGCAAACGAATCTCCCAGAGCTTTCTTGATTGCATCATTTTTGGCTTGGTCGTCTACGTCGAATGTGGGCGGCGTAGTAAATGCATAAGCCGCCTTTTGATTAACCTGCAACTTATAGAAGTTGCTTGGCACCCGGTTGTCTGCATTGCGAAGCGGAGTTTCCTCATCCTTAGACTTTTTCGGCAGGAAGAGAATATCATTTTCCTTCCGGTAATACCGGTTTGCCGTCTCTGCCTTTTCGATAAAGCCGGAATGCCATAATGTATGTTTTTTAATTACTTTCTTTGCTGCTTCTAACTCCATCTTCTCCCCTCTTATCCAAACCGAACACCGCCGGCTTTTTCTATATTCTCTGCAACCCCCGTGGTTGCGTCTGGTCCATCGTCGTGTGCGTTCTTTCCTTCCCGCTGGTATTTGTTCATGTCCTCATAGTAGTCAGGCCATCTATCTTTCCAGTTTGCCGGATAGTATATATGATCCATAACCCATGTACTGTTAGACAGAATCCTTGCAATCTTATTTTGCGACTGATGGAACCACTTAACCTTGGTCCGGTTACTTCCATATTTTTCTTTCAATATTCTTTTTACAGCCCGGGCAAAGCCCTTGCCGCCATTGTTTGACTCTATCTTTGCCAAGGATACCTGATACTGGTAGAGCTGTGCTGCCACAAGCCCCTCTGTAACCTCCATCGGCTCTTTTGTATAGATAATATCCAGTACATATGCCTCCTTGTTATAAACCCCGTAGACGATACTACACAGCCAGTCTGATCCTTCGTCTGCCGTATCTGTATAACTCCGAACAGCAGTAAACAGCGGCTTTCCTGACTTATCCCTTGGGACATCCTCGTATGTCTTGAAACTGGTATATAGCTGCCCTTTCAAATCTATTGGCTCTTGCTGGTAGTTTGCACTGGCGATATCTGCACCCATGGCACTGATCTTATCCTGGTAGGATTCATAACTCAGTACCTCAGAACAGAGCATCTCATGTGTTTCTTTGTTGACCAGTGCTTTCATGGAAATGTGCCGGTACTTTTTTCTTTTTTCCTTACACCACTTAAGTACCCGGCCTGCCAGATCATCGCTATGCCATCGGGTCATGATCACTATAATCTTGCCGCCCTCCTCCAAACGGGACAACATGGTATCTGTAAACCATCCCCATTGATCTTCCAGCACTTTTGCGTTATTGGCTTCTAAAGCAGATTTGATAAGGTCGTCTATAATCATGATGTCGCACCCGAACCCGGTAGCTGTTCCGGCAGGTGAAGTAGCCAGGTAGTTATTGTATCCGCCCTCCAGACTCCACAGATTCATAGCACCATCCCCTCGCTTAATGGTCACTCCGGGGAAGATATCAGAGAACACAATCCGTTTCTGATCCGCCTTTTCTTCCTGAATATCATTGCGGACGTTCTTGGAGAACATGGTGGATAGCGTCTCGTTGTAGGATCCGGTCATAATCTTTTTTGTAGGGTCGTTTCCTAATATCCACTCTACAAACAGACCGGCGGGTCTGGGTTTTCCATGCCGCGGCGGCTAGGGTACAG